CCATCTTTCCATGCGGTATTTGCAACATAATCGTTCCCTTTATCGCCGACACACCTTTTGCCTTTCATTTCAATACTGAATTTCTTGCCGGTCATAAGGCCCCTGGCCCACCCAAAAGTTGTCATAGGCGTCCAATCTTCTACGCCTCCATCAATACTAATACCAAAACTCTCAAGATCTGAGATTTCAGCCATATCTTCTTCAGTGCTTGATTTCCCTTTTGTCCCAACTTTAAATTTTAAATTATAAACCGGGAATACTCCTGTAAATGCCATATTCATACCTTCCTTTCTATTTCTTATAGTAAATTATAAAATTAATGACATACTCATATACGCCTTTATCATCTGTCCCAATACCAACCGGTTCAGAAGTCCTCATATCGAACTTAACAACCTCTTTTCCAGCAATTTTGCCTGATTGCCCAAATAATGCATTAAATACCTCCTGTGCTTTCTCTTCCGCTGGAGTGCAATATTTCCCCCAATGCACCAATACTGAAACTGCTTTGGTGCCATAGGATGACATACCCAGCCCCCCGATTGGGATAACTGGTACGGGCCCCTGGGTAGGATAGACTGTTATGCTATTCTCTTTCGCTTCATCCCTTTTCCCAACATACCAGTTAGGGCAATCTATTTTTGATTTCAAAAAATCTTTCACTTCTGCCAGTGTCATGTAATTAGCCCACCTCCCAGCTGTTTCAGGAACTTACCATAGGTATCTTTCACAAATTCTTTCTTCGGACCGTCTATGTATGTCTGCATCCATAGGCCACCTGCATATTGGTTCTTATCATGCCGAAAGCCATATTCAGGATGCCAGTAAAGCCGGCGCGCATAAGGCGTATCAAAAATTATATGTGCCACCATTGATTTCACATCAGTCTCTACAAAACCGCTTCTTTCGAGTTCCCCGTTATTTTTGGGGATAGTTTGGCTCTGTTGTGCATCAGTGAGGACTGCCTGCACGGTTAACTCAAACGCCCGCTGGCTGGCTTCCTGTAACTTTCTGATGCGATCCGGGTATAGTTTTATGTATACTTTCACACCCATCAAACCAGCCTCAATTCCGTATAGTTTACAGAACCGTCTGGGTTACGTGCTTTGATCCCTTGGAATATCTGTCGTTCCACCCCAAAAACTGTGGCCTGTCCGCCGCTTAGCGAAGGGAGGTCAGGGGCGATGTCACCAGGGAACATTGCCACGCCAGAAAGCTGCACTTGCTTCCCCTCTGCCGTCAGGACTGTCTTCGCAGTATCTTGGTAATTACACAAGAGATCGGATTCAAAAGCCAATAACGGGCCCCCGTCTTCGCTAACGCCTTCCTGTTCTATCCGAACATGGATATGCGTAGTACATAATTGTTTCATAACTAAACATGGATACTTCATAGACTCACCTCGCTAACCGGCAGCACAATCCGGTC